CCGGGGACAAAATTAACTGCACGAGCAAAATACAATTCAAGGCTGACTAAATGGGCGCATTGACATTAAGACCGAACGGGGATGGAACGTACAAAACCATAAAATACTGTACGGAAGGGTCAAACCACTATACAGCCGTGGATGAGTCATCACCGGATGAAGATTCGACCTATGTGGGTACTAATGAGCTAGATCAACAGGACACGTATACTTTGGAAAACCACACAACAGAAACGGGCGACATATCCGCTGTCACCGTATACTGGAGAATGAAGCGGGGGAATACGCTTGGGATAGGTGCGAAACCTATGATACGACTTGGTTCTACTGATGTCAAAGGTACATTACAATACGCAACTACATCTTATACTGATTATTCAGAGACATTATCAAGGCCGGGTGGAGGCTCATGGTCATGGTCAGATATTGACAGTTTGGAAGCTGGTATTAATATACTGGCAGCAGGTTACGGATATTACGTATATGTTACTCAGGTGTGGGTTGTGGTCACTTATGCCAGCACTTACACTGTCACCACTACCAGGGCGATGGGGTTGGTTAAAACAAACACACAGGTTTTGACTGGATACCGCAGCACTTCAAAGGCAATCGGGATGGTCAAGGTCAACACCAGACGTTCAACCATTGCGAAATCCACATCAAAGGCAATGGGCATGTTGACTTTTAACCAGGTAGTTAAGTCTTTTTCTACACTTGTAGCTATGGGGATGGCGGCATCCGCAAGCAGGCTGACTACAATGGGCAGGGTCGCATCTTCCGCTTGTGGTATGGCCGTCTCAAACGTCAGAGGTATAGAGATAGTGAAATCCACCTCTAAAGCTCTGGGTATGGTTACTACTAATATTCGTGTTTTGACGAAATCCTTTTCTACGGCGGTTGAGATGGGACTTACAGCCAGCGCCAACAAGCTCATAACGGCGTATAGATCGGCTATTTCCGAAATTGGAATGATACCTACCAATGTCAGGGCGATTGAGGCCGGGCGCACAGGATCAGTAATTCTGGGGCTTCTAGAGCTGGCTGGTATCGGGCATTTCATGGCTGGGAAGATCAAGGTATGGATCAACGGAGTACGCAAGACAGCTATCGGTTTAGTCCGGATACAGCAGCGCATTGAGGAACGAAGCACGGCATCATTTGGAGTTCGTGATCTGGATTTCACAGAGGACATTGAGCAAGGCGAACCAGTTATCCTTATGTGGGATGATCAAACATTCACAGGGTTTGTGGAATCAGCGGATATCAGGATGCTACGGGGTAAAGGTGGTCTGATACACCATCTGCAATGTAAGGACAATCACTACTTAGCTGACAAGCGGATCGCAGCAGCTTCCTATGAATCCAAAACATGCGGATATGTGGTTAACGACTTAATTACGAATTATCTAGCAGCGGAAGGGATCACCGCTGGAACGATCCAGGATGGGCCGACTATCACTGAGGCGATAATCAACTATGTCACGGTGGCTGACGCCTTGAACGCTCTAGCGGAGAAGGCCGGGTTTATCTGGTACATTGATGAGAATAAGGTTCTGTATTTTATGGCTCGTGAAACGGTAGCGGCATCATGGGAACTGACATCCGCAGATGTTTATGGAGACATCAGTATAACACGCAGTAATCCGCTCTATCGGAATAAACAGTATGTCCGGGGTGGGAAAGCGCTGACATCTCAACAGGTAGAATCCAGGATCGGGGACTCGGTAGCTACGGCGTTTACCATGAGTTATCCACTGGCAAAGGTACCGACGATCACACTGGACACCGTTCCGCAAACGGTGGGGATCAAGGGTATAGATACCGGCAAAGACTGGTATTGGAGTAAGGGTGACGCTGTGATTTCTCAGGATGCGGAGGGAACGCCGATAACGCCAGGGCAAACGCTTGAGGTTACATACTATGGTCAGTTTGATCTGATAGCAGTTTCGGAAGACAGCGCAGAAATTGTCCGGAGAGCTTCTATTGAGGGAAATTCCGGCATCGATGAGGATATAGCTGATGAGCCTACGGCTTCCAGCACGGATGCTGTATTGGAACTAGCAGCAGCGAAACTTTACAAATACGCCAGGGACGGGAAGCGCTTCGCATTCCAGACTTTGAGGGCTGGTTTGAAGCCAGGCCAGTTATTAACGATAGATTACCCGGACATTGGTATTGAAGACGATCTGCTAATTGAGTCAGTCAGCGTGGTGGTTGACGAAACGCATACCATCTACAACGTGGTAGCAATAGAGGGGCCGGAACTAGGAAGCTGGACTAAGTTTTTTGCGGAATTAGCAGCGAAAAAGCTATCGGTTGATCTGGTATCGGTTGGATCAGGCAGCACTTTAACAGTGGTCACAAGTCCGGAAGACACAACGGAATGGTCAGAGGATGTGACGCCAACGGTATTGAGTTGCCCGGTTTGCGGAGATGCTACGCTGTGCGGGGTAGGAACGATAGTTTGTTAACGGAGGCGAAATGAAAATAACCTGGAAAGGCATCATAAAAGTCGTAGTTAAGAGCGAGGATAAATCCGAGCTTGAGTTGCAGTTTCACAATGACATCGTAAATACCGGGCTTAACATGGTTCGGGATGCTCTGGCGGGTGATGTCACTGACTTACGGATTAAGTACATGGCATGGGGAAGCTCTAATCAAGCCGTCGATCCTGGTGATACTAAACTTGTGGCGGAAGAGGGACGCAAGGCGGTTACATTACAAGCTGACGGTGGTACCGGCGAACAGATTACCACAGTTTATCTGGCACCGGGCGAGGCAAATAGTCCGAAGATTGAGGAGTTAGGATGGTTTGCGGGTGCGGACGCCAGTGAGGTTGCAGACTCCGGAATTATGGTAGCGAGAACCTTATACTCACATCAAAAAACTTCGCTTGAGTCTATCCAGGTAGTACGCACAGACAAATTCGAGGGGGCATAAAATGGCATACACTAAAACGAATTGGCAGGCGGGGGTGACGCCGTGTTCGGAAGAAAATATGAATCACCTTGAAACGCAGTATGATGAGGCTATTTCCGCACTGGAAGCGCACGAGGCTGATGTTAGTACACACGGGGTCACTAAGGTCGCCGGGGTTGAGGATATCACAGATCATGCGGCGGATACTTCCACACACGGGGCGGCGGATATAGCTGATAAATCGGATATCGCTGTGGATGCTAATCTATCGGCAGCGGCACAAGATGCGGTTACTAAGCGGCATACCAGGGCGCATGATATGAACGGGGCATCAGATCACAATCCAGGGACAGCAGGGGACATCCTTTATGCCGGGGCTGGCGGGGCATGGTCTAAACTGGCTAAGGGCGCAGAAAATCAGCGCCTGGTGCAAGGGTCATCTTACCCTGCATGGCAATATGACGTCGTAGCTATCGAGTGTTGTGTAGGTGATGGGTCGAACGTAGTTACCACGGGGATTAAACACAGGATTAAAGTCCCGTTTTCCGGAACCATCATAGCGTGGGAAGTCGGGGCGGATCAGTCAGGCTCTATCACGTTCGATGTCTGGAAAGATTCTTATGCTAATTATCCGCCGACAGTAGCGGATACCATAACCGCATCAGACAAGCCAAAAACCACCTCTGCTATCAAGGGTCAGGGATCATGTTCCGGTTGGACGGTTGCGATCACCGCCGGGGACTGGATATTCGTGAATGTGGACTCATGTACTACCATCAAGCAAGCTACATTGGTTTTGACTTTGCGGAAGGGGTTATAACATGCCTACCGAAACTTTAAATCCTAACGGGGATGTAAGTTGCAGCTTAAGCGGCAGTTCACCATACTACGAGAAATTAGCTGACAGCAACGATAGCACATATTTGCAAAGTGAATCAAAATACGATCCGTACTGGGAAACACCAGATGCTAATCATGACCAAAAAATGGATACTGATGATTGGCAGTATATTAATGATGCACTTGTGGGCAAGAAAGAATGGAACGATCAATGCGACGCCAACGGAGATGGCGATGCTTCGGTAGCTGATTTAACAGCGTTTAATATTTGGTTGGCAGCGCATCCCGGTTATACGTATGACTATTACCATCGAGAACCAGGCGATCCGCAGTCGGTTATTGTAAATCTGGAAAATCATTCCATTCCAGTAGGCAGCATAATAAATTCCGTCAAGGTCTATTGCAGGGCGAAGGCGATCGCTTATTCCTCTGGAACAGCGCCAACATTGCAGTTGGGTCTATATTTATCTGATTACTCTTACGGTGCAGAACAAACAATGTCTGATGACTGGGCAGAGTACAATTCCACCATTTCCAGGCCAGGTGGGGGTTCGTGGTCGCTTGATGATCTGAATTCCTTACAAGCGTTATGTATCATAAGCGAGCAGTCATATCTGTATAGAGGCCATATTTCGAAGTTATGGGTCGTGGTTGACTACACCACACCGGTGGGCGATCAAATTTACGTGATAATTTAAGGAGAGGAACTTATGCCGAACGGCGACCAGATTATCAACGAACTTGAGTTCAAGGAATTCTATCGTAAGATGCCGGAGACAGAGCGGGAATACTGGATACCAAAGGAAATATTTTTCATTTCACAAACTGTCAAAAAGCTGTCAGACTGTGAGCGGGACATCGAAAAGCGTCTGACTACCGTGGAAAACAGTTGTGTATATTGCACACCGGAGAGTCAGACTAAAAAGGCCGTCAGTAAAACAGGTGCGGCAGCTATCGCAGGTGGTGGGCTGACTACCGGGGTAGCGATAGCTTATTTGATACTCGAACTATTAGGAAAAATACAATGAAATTTCGAGATTGGCTTGAGATCATGGGGGATGCGCTGATAGTGATATTCGGCGTGATCCTGGTTTACATTTTTTGGACGATTGCGGTTTGTGGTAGTTGGGGCAAGGAAGACAATCCGCTAATACTAAAGCTTGAGCTTGCGATGGGCATCATAATCATGATTTTCGGAATCTACCATATCGTTAAAGACGTCATCAGGATCAACAAAAAATGAAAATATTAGAGCGCATATACTGTTATATCTGGTATCACTTCCAATGGTTCGTGGATAATAAAGCGCTTCGCAGGCCGTTTACCTATTGGATGCGGGATGCCAGGCACAAATGGCCGTGGTTATTCTGGCCGGTTACTCTGGGGATTTTCTATGGGGTCTGGATTCTGGGGCGGTGGAATTACCCGGTTGGGTATGTGACGGCTATATGTTGTGGTATAATATTTGGACATCTATTTTGGGGGACGCCGTATAAACCAGGTGAGCAAGAATCGCCTGAGATAATATTAGAGGGGGAAAGAAAATGAAACTTGAAAGTCAATTAAGGTTGGTGACTATTCTATTGGTTGCGATGCTGTTAACGGTAGTGGCATTGTTAACAATGATGATCCTATCCAATCCGGCAGAGGCTAGTAACGGGATTAGGGGTGATGCCAATCAAGATGGTGAGGTTAGCATGGGCGATGTTGTCATGTTACAGCGGATGATATTGGGTTATAACCAGATCATCCCGGAAGCGGACATCAATGCTGACGGCGAGGTTAATATGGGCGATGTCATTTATACTGAGCGGGTAATTCTGGGGTTATCTAAAATACCATCACAACCCTTATTACAACCATAACAATCTAAGCCTCCTTTGGATGGGGGCCATTTCTCTCCTTGAGTCTACTGTGGATTAAATTCCATAGTAGACTCCTAGTATGTAATTTTATACTTGTTTAGAGAGAAAAGAGATGCTATCCGTCGTTTTGGGGCTTTGGCATTAGGATTTTCAACAAAGAAAAAGCCTGGATTTATTCCAGGCTTCTGCTAATTTAAGAATCAAAACTATTTAGATTTTTTAACCTCTTTAGTCTTAACTTCTTCGGCTTTAACCTCAGGCTTAAGGCCTAAAAGTTCTTTCACCTTCATCAATTCCGGGCTATCCTTCTGCCAAGCCCATCTTTCACCCTCAGCTCTTTTCAGGCTTTTCCGAAGAATTCTCCGAGCTTCTTTCGGATCCATTTCGGTGAATGATACCAACTCCTTTAAAGTAATCAGATTCTCATCCTCGGACTTGATGGCCTTTTTTTCCTTTTTAGCTTCGGTGGAGGCTTTGGCCGATTTTTCAGTTTTAACCGAATTGTCCTGGCTGACCTGGGGATCCTCATTTACCTTTTCGGAAGCTGGAGCTTTTTTATCAGCTTCTTCCTTCAAATTCTTCAATTTAGCCGTTAAATCTTTTTCTGAGGTGGTTGGCTGAGCTGCCTGCTGTTTCTGAGCCTTATTCGAATTGGCGGTGGTAGTGGCCTTTTTTTCTTTGACATCCTTTTCTTTCTTGTTAGCCTTTTCCTCGGTGACGATTTTGACTGCTTCAATGAATGCCATTTCTTTTTCTCCTTATTTTTTCTTCTTTTATTTAACTATTTTGGGATCCATTATTGAGTATATCACCTTTTTTGGAATTTGTAAATGGGTTGATTAAAGAAATTTTTAAAGATTTTTGTCTAACTTTATCCAAAATTTCTTTGGCCATATCACCTTTATTTTTCAAAACTTCTATTATATCCTGGTCCACAGTGCCGTTGGCCACTAGGAAGATATAATTGACTGTCGAAGACTTCTGGCCTATTCTCCGGACTCTGGCTCTGGACTGGTCAAAATCAGTATAGCTGAAATTAGCTGAATAATAAATTACGGTATTAGAAGCTGTTAAAGTGATTGAAAGTCCGCCAGTTTGAATCTGAGCTATGAAGACGGTAACATCCGGATTATTTTGAAATTGATCTTCAAGTTGGCCCCTTTTTCTAGGATCACCTATCTCACCGGTTAGAGTAACATACTTTCTTCCAATTTGA